GACAAGGTAACGGTCCGCGAATGGTTGGATCGTCGCACGCATCCGCAACAAGATGACCCGCCGCCCTCGCCGGACGAGATCCGCGAGCAGCTCGGGTGGTGCTCGATCCCCGACAGTGGGACGACGCAGGAGGAAACCGCCACATGAAGCAAGAAGGCATCGGTTTCGCATAACAGAGTCTCCTTCAGCGCCACAAGCGTCTGAACTTTCGCCCGCCAGCTAACCCTGGTGGGCATTTTTCTTTCTGGCAGGACAATCCGCAAGGAATCCTGAATCAGCATGGCCGAATCTAAAGTAGATAAAAGTAGACCGAAATTCGGTGGACGCACGAAAGGCACGCCGAACAAGAAGACAGCCGAGATTCAGCAAGCCGTCGAAGAATCCGGTCTGACTCCGCTGCAATACATGCTGCAGGTGATGCGCGATGTCGGCCAGGATGAGCAGCGCCGCCTGGCTGCTGCCCAAGCTGCCGCGCCGTATGTGCACGCCAAGCTGTCGAGCGTCGAGATGACCGGTAAAGGTGGCGGGCCGGTGGACATGAATTGGAATATCAACTTCGTCAGTCCGGACGATGGACGTTGATTTCCCCGAGAAGCTCCGCTTCCTCCTAGACGAGAAGCGGCGCTACAAGGGGGCAAAGGGCGGTCGAGGTAGCGCCAAGTCTTGGAGCTTTGCTCAGGCTTTGCTGATCCTCGGGTCGTCCTCAAAGCTTCGCATCCTCTGCACACGTGAGGTGCAGAAGTCTATCAAGCAGTCGGTGCACAAGCTACTGAAAGATCAGATTGAACGGCTCGGACTGAGCACGTTCTACCAAGTGTTTGAGAACGAGATCCGCGGGCTGAATGGCACGGAGTTCTCGTTTTCCGGCTTGTCGGATCAGACGGTTGACTCGATCAAGTCGTTCGAAGGTTGCGACATTGTGTGGGTCGAAGAGGCCCAGTCAGTCAGTAAGCGCTCGTGGAAGACGCTGATCCCGACCATTCGCAAGGATGGCTCCGAGATCTGGCTGAGCTTCAATCCCGAGCTTGAGACTGATGAGACCTACGACCGCTTCGTGACGAATGCGCCCGATGACTGCCTCATCGTGGACATGAACTACACGGACAACAAGTGGTTCCCCGAGGTGCTTGAGAAGGAACGGCTGCACGCCAAGGCGACGCTTCCAGAGGCTGAATACCTGAATGTGTGGGAAGGCAAGTGCATGCCGGCTGTAGTCGGCGCGATCTACTTTGATGAAGTCGCCAAGTGCGAGGCAGAGAAGCGCATCTGCAACGTGCCATACGATCCGATGCTGAAGGTACATGTGGTCTTCGACCTGGGCTGGAACGATGCGATGGCAATCGGCCTGGTGCAGCGCCATTCGTCTGAGCTGCGGGTCATTGAGTACATAGAGGATAGCCACAAGACGTTGGCTTACTACTCCGGTGAGTTGCGCGAGAAGCGCTACAACTGGGGGAAAGTCTTCCTGCCTCACGATGGCGAGCACAAGAATATCCAGACCGGCAAGAGCGCCAAAGAAACGATGGAGGCGCTCGGCTGGGAGGTGGAGATAACGCCAAGCATGAGCGTTGAGGATGGAATCAGGGCGGCGCGCATGACGTTTGGGCGTGTCGTCTTCGACAAGGTCAAAACCGCGCGGCTGGTGCAGTGCTTGAAGCGCTACCGCCGCTCGATCAATCAGCAGACACAAGAGCCAGGGGCACCGCTTCATGACGAGTGGAGCCACGGCGCGGACGACTTCCGCTACCTGAGCATCAACGCCGACAAGATGGTCAATGACGACTGGGGCGGCGCCCTGAAGTATCCAAAATTGGGAAATGCATAAATGGCCAAGCACAAGCATTGGGATGGGATCACGAAAATCAAATCCTCTTGGGGCTTCATGCTCAACGAGGGCGGCACGCCGTTCAATGCCACGCTCATTTGGGGATCACCATCATTTCGGCTGTTCTTCTACGTCTATCTGTTCGGTCGTCGTGCGTCCTTCGTGATCAAAAACAAGGGTTCCGCGCATGCCTAGAATGACCGACGATGACCTGATCGCGCTGACCGACGCTGAGATGCAGGACGCCACCGGTTTCTGCGGCACTGGCGGCCGGCTCGAAGCGAAGCGCAAGAAGAACCTCGCGTACTTCATGGGCTTGGCCGAGGGCGATCTCGCGCCACCAGAGGTTGACGGCCGCTCGTCTGTGGTCGACACGACCGTGCGCAACACGATCCTCGGCATGGAAGGTCCGCTGATCAAGACGTTCTGCGGCACCGAGAACGTGGTCGAGTTCAGCGAGACGACCGAGGACGACGAAGAGAAGGCCAAGCAGGTTACCGATTACCTGAACTACCTGCTGCGCAAGAAGAATCCCGGCTATTCCATCGTCACGACGTGGATCCGTGACGCGCTGCTGCAGAAGTTCGGCTTCGTCAGCGTTACCTGGGATGATTCGCCGGTCGAGACGAAGGAAGAATACCGCGGCCAGACCGATGTGCAGCTGGCTATCCTGCTCGATGACGACGAGGTCGAACCGATCGATCAGAAGTCGTATCCGGATGAGGAAGCCGAGGAAGAGAAAGCCAAGCAGCTCAAGCAGATGGAGCAGCAGCTTGAGCAAATGGCCGCAAAGGGCCAGCAGCTGATGCAGCAAGACCCGAACGCTGGCCAGCAAGCCGGTCAGCAGTTCCTGCAAGCGAAGCAGCAATACGAGGCATTCAAGGCCCAGCCTGTGCCGATGCTGTTCGATATCACCGTGCGCCGCAAGAAAGTCGGCGGTCGTCTGTGCATCGAGAACGAGCCGCCCGAGGGGATGCTGGTTCGTCGTGACGCCAAGAGCCTGAACACCACACGCTTCGTCGGCAAGCGTGTGCGCCGCACCATCAACCAGCTCAAGGCGGCCAAATACGACAACGTCGACCAGATCTCGGCTGCCGACGACGGTGAGGACAACAACGACGAAGCAGCCGCCCGCCGCTACATGAACGACAACGGCGGCATGATCACGCAGCACAGCAACGAGGTCGATCCCGGCTCGCGCTCTGTGTGGATCACGATCTGCTACGTGATGTGCGACTACGACGGCAACGGCATCGATACGTGGCGTCAGGTTGTCCGCTGCGGCACGCATATGCTGCGCAACGTCGAGGTGGACGATCACGAGTTCGTCGGCTGGTGTCCTGTGCCGATGCCGCACCAGATGATCGGCCTATGCCCTGCTGATCTGGCCATGGAAGCGCAGAAGTCGAAAACGTTCCTCAAGCGCGGGCTGCACGACAACGTACACCTTCAGGTGAATGGCCGCTACTTCGCGGTTGGTGATCAAGTTAACCTTGACGACCTGCTGTCGTCGCGCCCTGGTGGCGTGGTGCGCATCAAGAGCATTGGTGCAGTCGGCCGGCTCGATCAAGGCGCCGGGGACTTGAACGGCGCGATGGGCCTGCTCGAAGCTGTCGAGTTAGACGCCGAAGAATCCACCGGCTGGGGGCGTCAGAGCGCAGGCGGCAACGGTCAGCCGCTCGACCAGACGGCGACCGCGGCCAACATCGTCACGAACCGCGCCGACTCGCGCGTCGAGATCATCGCACGCCAGTTCGCCGAGACAGGCTACACCGACCTGTTCAAGAAGATGCTCAAGCTGGTCTGCCAGCACCAGAACAAGGCCGAGCAGGTGAAGTTGGGCGGCAAGTGGCAGAACGTCGACCCGCGCGAGTGGACGAATCAGTTTGACATGACGATCAACGTCGGTCTCGGCACTGGCAACAAGGATCAGCAGGTGCAGCACCTGATGGCGCTCAAGCAGGCGCAGGCTGAGGGGCTGCAAGTCGGTATCTGCAAGCCGAAGCACATTTACGCAGCCGATATCAAGCTGGCCGAAGCGCTCGGCTTTAAGTCGGGCGACCAGTTCTTCCACGATCCATCCGCGCCGCCTGACCCGAACGACCCGCCACCAGCACCGCCGCCACCCGATCCACACATCGTCAAGGCGCAGATCGACCAGCAGAAGCACGCCGCCGAGCTGCAGTTCAAGCAGCGGGACGCCGAGGCTGATCGCCAGCACAGCGGTCAAGTCGAGTCGATGAAGGCGCAGATGCAGATGCAGGTCGACCGCAATCGGCAGGAAGCGGAGGCGCAGCAGCACGCGCTGAAGATCCAGTACGAGGCTGAACTGGAGCAGATGAAGGAAGCGAACCGGCACAGCCAGGAAGCCGCCCGCATCGAGTTGGAGCGCTGGAAGGCGCAGCTGGCATCCGACACCTCAATCTACATCGCCGAGCTGACCAACCGGACAAAGCTCGACACGGCCAATCTTGCCGCCGATCGCGCGGAAGCGACAGCAGAGACGAAGGAACCAAATGGCAACGCTTGAACAACGCATCTACGACGGTGACCAGGCCCGGCAAGTTCTGGATAACGAAGCATTCGCCGCGGCTATCGCGGACATCAAACAGGAGTTGACCGACCAATGGCAAAGCTCACCAGCAAGGGATCACGAGGGCCGCGAAAAGCTGTACCAGCTGCTCAAGCTGACGGACAAACTGGAGGCGACACTGCGCTCGTCGCTGGAGACGGGCAAGTTGGCGAAGCTGGAGCTGAAGCACCAGCAAACGCTGGCCGATCGCGCAAAGTCGTGGATTGGCTTGACGTGATCGACGCAGTACGCGCCTCCGAGAAGCGGGTTACGCGCATGTTCTATCCCGAAGCGCGCCCTGATCTGTTCGACCTTGGCAACGGCGTGAATGCGTGCGTGGCGCTCGGCGAACCGGGCTACCAAACCACTGACGGCGAGATCGTCACGCTGTAACCGGCCACCCAGCCACATGAAGCGCCCCTAATCAGGGCGCTTTTTTTACGCCTCAACAAAGGAGTACCACATGGACAATCCGAACTCGGAATCCAGCGCACCACTCGATATGCATGGCGCAGCAGACGCATTTTCTTCTCTTGATGGTGATGCAGGCCATGACGAGAAGGCAAAGCCAGCGGAGGCGACCGAATCGGCCGACGACGCAGCAGCGCGCCTTGCAGCAGAAGACGCAGCCGGGACCGATCCGGAAGCAGGCGAAGCGCCAGCAGCAGCGGAAGCCATCACCGTCGAAATTGACGGCAAGTTGGTCACGCTGACGAAGGAGCAGATTGCCGAGAACCACAAGAACGGCCTTCGTCAGGCCGACTACAC